AAATGCAGAATTAGAAGATGGGTCAAAGGCATTTGCACCCGCAGACGCGCCAAACCTTCAAAGAGAACTTCCAGAAAGTGTATTGAACGAAATTGAATTATTTATGTTTGATATTCAATTAAATGTTGATACAGCAAAAAAATAATATCGCGAGATAATTGGATAAATTTTGAATTTTTTCTCGCAACAGAACTAGGTAAAACTTTACAGGAATTACGTTCTTTGATTACAGAAGAAGAACTGATTTTTTGGGCTGCATACTATGAAGTTAAGAATGAAAGAGAAAAAAGAGAAATAAATCGTCAAAGAGCAAATAAAAGGTAATATATAAGAAAAGGTTTTGTTGATTTGTGGCACAGGCTAATGTAAAACTCACAGTTGATGCTTCGCAGGCCACAAGAGCATTAAAAGGCGTACAAACGCAAACAAGCGCTTTACAGAATAATTTAGGAAGACTTAAAGCGGCATTTGCGGGCATCGCTGTAACGGCTGTAGCAAAACAAGCTGTTTCAGCCGCTTCAGACTTTCAGGCTTTACAGCTTAGAATGAAAGTTTTGACGTCAGAATTTGGCGAATTTGCAGGGGCGCAAGAATTAGTAAGAAAAGCGCAAGATAGATTTAATTTATCAATTATTGAAGCAACAAAAGGCATTACAGATATTTTTGCAAGATTAAGACCTTTGGGAGTTTCTTTAAAAGATATTGAAACTACATTTATGGGTTTCAATACTATTGCAAAACTGGCGGGATTAAATGCAACAGAAGCAAGTGCGGCGTTTACTCAACTTGCGCAGGGTTTAGGTTCTGGGCGTCTACAAGGCGATGAATTTAGAAGTATTGCAGAACAGGTTCCGCAACTTTTAAAAGCTATTTCAGACGAAACTGGCATTGCTTCAGGTAAGCTAAAAGATTTTGCATCAAAAGGATTATTGACTTCAGATGTTGTTTTAAGGGCTTTGGCAAAATCCGCGGAAGAGGGTGCAGAGAAAATTGGCGAAATTATGGACGCATCGCCAACAGAAGTATTTAAAGCATTTAGCAACGCTGTTCTTGAATTACAATTGACTCTTGGCAATAAATTATTGCCTGTTGTTTTGAAAGTAACGAAAGGCGCAACAGCTTTAGTTGAAGCAATTATAAGATTTACAGATAGCGAACTTGGACAAGTTACAGGAATATTTATTGGGATTGCTTTAGCTATCAAAGGAGTTTCAGTAGTTGCCCCGATTCTTATTGCACAAGTAACAGCATTGAAGGCAACTTTGGCAACTATGTCGATTGCCGCTGCGGCTGCAAACGGAACACTTGCAACAACTACTTCGATGACTTTTTTGGCTGCGGGAGGATTTGCAAAAGCTACGGCTGCCGCTACAGCATTTAAAATTGCACTTGCAAAAACTGGAATTGGTCTTGTTGTTATTGGTCTTGGATTTTTGGCCGCGGCGTTATTAAAAGCAAATAATGAACAAAAAAACTTCAATACATTACTACAAGAAGGGAGCGCCGCTGATATAACCGCGCAAATAGATAAAACAAAAGACAAAATAGATGAACTCAATGACAAATTAGAAGCATTAAGAGGTCAAAGAGTTAGAGGAAAATCAACAAGAATGAATAGTCTTAATAAACAAATAGAAAAAGCAAAAGGCAAAGTTGACGAATTAAATACGGCTTTAGAAGCGGCAGAAGGTCGGGAACTCGCAAGAAAGTTTGAAACACAAGTTAAAAATTTAAAAGATGCGAACGCAAGTTTAGAGAAAAATTTAATTATTGAAAAAGAGGAAACAGAACTTGCAAAATTAAGAAAAGAAAACGAACTTGAAATTCAAGCGATTATTGATGAACATGGAGTTGTTCGCGGTCAGGAATTAATACTTTTACAGAACGGAAATTTTGAACTTAAAAAACAAGGCTTACAAATGAAAGAAAATCAAAAAGACGCGGAAAGAATAAAAGGAATATTTAGAGAAATTGGAAACGATATTGCAACAGGTATTTCTGATGCTTTGGTTGATGCTATACAAGGAACAAGGAGCCTTGGAGAAGCGGCAAGAGCGATTGTAAACGATCTTGCATCTTCTTTGTTAAGACTTGGGGTAAATACTTTATTAAAAAGAACAGGAATTGGATTGTTTGCAAACTTGCCGGGACTTGCAAATGGTGGTCGCGCATCCGCAGGGCGTAGTTATTTAGTCGGAGAAAGAGGGCCGGAGATATTTACGCCTAAGTCAAGCGGTACAGTAATTCCTAACAACATGATCGGCGGCGGTGGCGGTGGCGACATTACTAATATTACTGTTAGTGTTAATGCAAGCGAAACAGCGGTTGAAGGCGATACAGGTCAATCTCAAGCGCTTGGACGTCAACTTGCAACAGCAATTCAAACTGAACTTATTAAACAAAAACGCCCGGGAGGTTTACTAGCATAATGGCAACTTTTCCAAGCATTTCCCCAACATATACAGGCTTTAGTAAAAGAAGCGCCCCAAGAGTTCGGACGATAAGATTTCAGGACGGGTTTGAACATCGTATTGTTTTTGGATTGGCTCAACATCAAAATCCTAAAGTTTATAATTTATCTTTCAATGTCACAGAAACGCAATCTGACGAAATAGAAACCTTTCTTGACGCCCGTGCAAACGATCAAGCATCATTTGATTTTACGGCGCCCGGCGAAACATCTGCACAGAAATTTGTTTGCGAAAGGTGGTCAAAATCTATTCCATACAATAACAGAGCCGTTATTGATGCAACATTCAGGGAGGTCTTTGAAGCATGAGTACAGCCCCAATAATTAGCGATTTACAAAAGGCAAATCCAAGCGCTGTTATTGAATTATTTGTACTAACAACAAATGTCGCACAACACGGCAGCGCTCAGACTTACAGATTTCATGCGGGAACATCTTTGAACGCAAACGGCGAAATCGTTTGGCAGGGAAATTCTTATTTAAGATTTCCTGTTGAAGCAACAGGTTTTGCATATCAACGCGGCCAGATTCCACGCCCAACCCTGACAATCAGTAACGCTTTCGGTTTTGTTTCAGCCCTTTTGTTAAATGTGAATCAACATTTTAACGGAAATGATTTGACAGGCGCTGTTGTTCAGCGCAAAAGAACGCTTGCAAGATTTCTTGATGCTGTAAATTTTCCAGTAGAAACAACAACTTCTTCAACAACAACAACTATTGCCGACCCCGCAGATGCCGAAACTGTTACTTATACAGTTACAGTTGCAAATGTCGGCGGTATAAATATATTTCTTTTAAATGGTTCAAATAATCCTGTTATAACAATGAAACGCGGGTCAACTTATATTTTCAATCAAGAAGATTCAAGCAATCAAGGCCATCCTTTACGTTTCAAATCAGACAGCGGTGGTTCTTATACGACAGGTGTTTCAGCTTCAGGTTATAGCCCCGGTTATTCAGGCGCAACAGTTACTTTTCAACCGCCTTATCCAGATGCGCCTTCAGATTTGAGATATTATTGCACAGTTCACGGGAACGCGATGGGAAATACAATCACGATGAATAATCCAAACACAACAACACAGACGACAACAACAACTTCAGGTTCCCAGACTAACCCGTTGGGAACCCCAGACCCGACAGCAGAATTTCCACTTGAACAATATGTAATTGATAGAAAATCATCAGAAAATCGTGAAGTTGTGACTTTTGAACTTGCCGCTGTTTTTGATCTTGTTGGAGTTAGAGCGCCGAAGCGTCAAGCAACGAGAAATATTTTTCCTAGTATTGGAACTTTTAATCAATGATTTGGAAAGATAAAGCACTTGAACACGCAAAAAAAGAAGACCCGAAAGAATCTTGCGGTCTTTTGTTAAATATTCGAGGAAAACAAGAATATTTTCCCTGTCGTAATTTATCAATGACAGCACATCAATGTTTCATAATCGACCCCGAAGATTATGTAAAGGCAGATAATACAGGAGATATTACAGCAATAATTCATAGTCATCCAGTAACACAGCCTATTGCTTCAGAAGCCGACAAGATAAGTTGCGAAGAAAGCAATCTTCCGTGGCATATTGTCAACCCTAAAACGGAAACATGGGGTTATTATGAGCCTTGTGGATACAAACCAGATTTAATTGGTCAGCCTTGGGTTTGGGGTGTTTCTGATTGTTGGTCACTTGTTCGCAGGTATTACAAAGAAAAATTAAATATAGAACTTAGAGATTGGGAAAGACCAACAACCCCTGAAGAATTTATAAATGACCCGATGTTTGAAAGATGCGCAGAAGCTACAGGTTTTAGAGAATTAAAAAATGATGAAAATTTAAAAAATGGCGATTTATTATTTATGTCAATTTTGGCGAATGGATTGAATCATGTGGCGATTTTTTTAGATGGGGATGTTTTACACCATTTAACGGATAGACTATCTTGTAAGGAACCATATAACCAATGGCTTCAAAAATGCACAGGTAAAAGGTTGCGTTATGTTGCGTAAAATTAAGTTATATTCAAAACTTGCCGATTTCATCGGACATAAGGAATTTGATGCCGTTTGTAAAAATCCCGCCGAAGCAATAAGGTTTTTGATTTGTAACTTTCCAGAAGTAGAAAGTCACATGGCAAAACAAAATTATAAAGTTTTAGTCGGCGATTATGAAATTGACGAAAAAGAATTACATTATCCAAGCGGTCACGAAGATATTCATATCGTGCCTATTGTTGCGGGTTCAGGTGGTAACTTCGGCAAAATTTTAGGCGGTGCGGCGTTGATTGGTTTGTCTTTTGTTACTTTTGGTGGTTCTGCTATGTTTGCAGGCGGAAGTGGTGCGGGTTTGCTTGGTGGTGGTGGTCTTATCGGTGCGGGTGGTTTATATGCGGCGGGTGCTTATGGTTCGGCGGCGCTTGGTCTAATGGGTGC